AAGCTGAAGAAAAAAGTCACACAATGCGTATTAGAGACGGTATTCTAGAAACTGGACTTGAGTTTCAAACACCAGTACTCATATGGGAAGGTCAAGATCCTTTTGGTGATGATGAAGATGTGAGAGGTGATGGAAATCACACGATACTTGCACTACTAGGACTTAAAAATTTCAATACTGTTAAAACTCTTAGAGTATCAAGAGAATTTTGTGAAAAATATAACTTAAATCTTGAAGAGTTAAGGCAAATTGGTCTTAAGATGAATCCTAGACAAGTTGTTGCGAAAAGGGAAACAGAAGATGAAGATGTCATCAAACAGTTACTTGGATTGTTAGAGGGAGGAACTAATATTGATCCCAAGCAAACAGAGTATGGTAAAGAGGTTTGTAAAAATCTAGGTTATAAAGGTAAAAAACCTGCTTATCTTTGTAAGAAAGCAATTAAAATCCATAAAGACAACATACTCGCTAAAAGTGGATTGAAAAGAGCCATATATGATGAAGATCACCCTGATAACCTTAAATCTTTAAATCGTAAGGCAGCCTCTTTAAATAAAGATAGGTCAATTGTTATCACTGGTAACACAACTTACCCATCAAAAATTATTAGGGCGATTCTTGAAAGTGTTACTGATCCTATTTACAGTGATTGTTATAATGTTCATCTTGTTTGTCATCACAATGGAAATGACAATAACAAGAAAACATGGGAATCTAGGGAAAAATCTTCTATAGAGTCTCTTGTTAAATCAACATTTGACATGATGGCTCCAGTTGTTATCGAAGAGGACAATGGATTAAAACATGAATTTGCTAGAACTTTTACCGTACATGAAATGGATCACTATCAATCAGATATATCTTAATTTTTAAAGGGGGTTTTCAAACCCCTTTTTTTATGCTAATATATAATATGATTGATATATCAAAATGAAAGATCAAGGTTCAGTAGGAGATGAATCTTCTGCTATTAAATATGATAGAGCATTATCTCTATTCACAGAGTCAGTTATGAAACCAGATCACGATTTACGTGGCTGCGCCCACAATCAAGGTTGTTATGATGAGTTGATGGAGATAAGAGAACACGTTTTAAAATATCTGAAAACTTTAAAAGAAGTAACTCATCATACTAATCCTGATGAGAGTGATGAAATCGAAACGCAAAAACTTGTAAACGTAAAACCATTAACTAAGTGGCGATAAATGAGTGACGTTCATTATAAAAAGCATCGTGTCTTTCGTGAGACAGAAGATGTTATATTTTATGACATATCAGTTGAAGAATCAAATGCGTCAGACTTAGTGGTGCATACAGGCCCTGCAACTTCACCACCTGATGATAGTGTGGGAGCAAAGCAATTTTATATACATAGTTTCCAAGATGATTACAATCGTGTTGTATCAGGTGAAAGAATATTTGAGTTGGTGAATTATAGTTGGAAATATCCATACCACATAGTGCATTTAAATGTTCATAATGGTGCATTGTTCATACCTCGTGGGACATTTCATAGATCCACATCTGGAAAAGATGGATCAATCGTTATCAATCAGGCTAAGAGATATGATGGATTTAATCCTGACGCAGAGTTCTATCCAGTATCATGTGCAACCAATATCGACTTATATAATGCGTTGGTGAAAGAAAAACCAGTAATACACAAACTCGGTGAGTAATTGTGCGTAGGCATAAATTTTTGTTACTAAGAATACTGTTTTTGAGCATTTCCTGACTAAATAGTGATAGAATTAGGAAAACAAGATGATCTAAAACTTCTTTGTTATTTCAAATTTCTGGAGAGTACAAATGCACAATCGCATATCATTCAATCAATTAGCTGGTTGGTTAAACATAGATGAGTCCATAGATAGTTCAATAGAACAAACGGAGATAGTCAACGACTACTTTAACTGTCTAATTGAGTGTGATGACGATCAGGCAAGTTGCAAACGTTACTGTAAAACAATTCTAATGTAACTAACAACCCCCGAAAGGGGGTTTTTTAATAAATACTTGTTCAAACCAAGTAAAAATACCTATGAACGATAAGAAGGCCGCAAAGAAAATAATTAGGATAGCAAAGACAAGACCAGACCTATATTCAAAAGCAGATGTGGTTTACGCAAGAATAATTAAAAGAAAAATCAAAGAAAACGAAAACTTGACAGAAGAAAAAGTATAGTGTAGAATAAAGTGGCTATATAATTGTTATGGACTCAAATTACAAGGACTATGTTTTAAAAGAACTTGACAACTTAGTGAGTCAAATAGTTGAGGCCTCTGAATTTAATGCTTCAGAGAGTTATACGGGATTAGTTGAGTCTTTACAGAGACAGATTGACTATCATCAAGAGTGTATAGATAAGTGTAAGCAAATGCTTTTACTTATGAACGCAGAGATACCAAAAAAATCTGAGATCAAAGTCGTTTCATCATATTGGAGTGATGATGAGTCAGAGGAAGCGAAAGCTGCGTTTGATGACTTTTGGAAATCTGAAGATGTCATGTTGGACATTAAAGATCATTACAAAGATAATGACGACACATGAAGTATCATTTGTATAATGAGCATCATGTTCATCAAGGAACTTTTGAATCCATACAAGAGATGAGAAACTTTTTATGTGAGAGAAAGTACGACAATGATGACCGATCATATATGTCAGATACATTTGATCATATCAAACAAATCAAATGGCATTTTGATATTGAGGAGTAATTATGTTAGTTGATTTAACAAAAAAAGAGTTAGATGAAATTGTTGATGCCCTATGTTGTGAGCATTGGGATTGGAATAAAAGAGATTATAGATCTCAATTACATCAAAAGATGCAAAATTTACAAAATGTTTGTACTTGTAAGGAGAACAATGATTGAAAAAGACCCAAAAACAGGGCTCTGGAGACACCCACAACCTGTAAGTAGCACAGAACAAATGATTGATGGTTTTATCGCTGAATGTGAAAGGCAAGCAGCAAAACTAGAAATCACAGTCGATTATTACATTTCAGAATTTACTTAACTATCATGGCAAATTTTTATCGTATTGAGGAACTTACAACAGAGGGTTGGACTCTGATTGAAGATCAGGCTGCAAGAATCACAAAAGAAAGATGTGATGAACTATTAACACAATATGTTAATGGTGGGCAAAATCCAAATAGATTACGAGCAGTGGCAGTTCAGTGATGTATGACCCACAAGTAAACGACTATGTGAGGTGGACAACAGCACTCGGTATGGTGCATGAGGGGTGGGTTTACTATAAAGGTAAACCAGATGATAATGCAAGAAGAATTAAAGACAAGTGGGTGGCAACATCTAACTATATCACGATTGAGATTGCAACCAAACCAAGACCACAGTGTGATCTATCCTCGTTTTTTCATAAACGTATTCATGTGTGCTTATGTTGTTATGAGGATAACTGGCATGAGTTAGAATTTATTAGAAGAAGAGTAAGTAAACAAGATGACTCTGACCCTGACTTAATAAGTTATGGTGCGTATAAGTCACAACAACACCGACCACTTGATGTCCAATAATGAGCCCTCTAAATTGTTCTTATTATGTTAATCCCTAGAAACTATGAACTCATCAGAAGTATTACACGAATTAAGAGATCTAAAAGACACATGGAGAAAGCAAAACTTCGTGTTCTCTACAACTCAACAAGCAAAGTTTGACAATTTACTTGAACAAAGGAGAGATATTGTCAAGTCCTACTACAAAAATAATCTTGTTTATAAGGCAACCGTAAATAAATAAAATTAAAAAATGAAAATGCTAAAAAGATTTTTAGTTGATTACATCACTAATACGTCTGCTATTAGTGATGCGATCTCATTAAATGAAAATAATTTTAGTGATAGAAACATTTATGATGTTGCTGGCTTTAACTCACATCTTCAATTTAGAAAGGCACAATATCAGGTTCAAATTTTTTCAACTCCATCAAATTTTGTAATTCCAGAGCATAAACACCCAAATGTTGATAGTTATGAAATATACTTAAGTGGAGATATAGATTTTAGTTTAGATGGATCTTGGTTATCAAATTGGGATATAAAAGATCATGTTTTCATAGATAATCTTTTTGTTGTGCAAGTTGAACATAATGCCATACATGGTGCGATTTTTGGAGAAAATGGTGGTAGATTTATGTCAGTTCAGCATTGGATCAATAATATTAATCCTTCTTGCGTAGGTCTTGATTATGATGGATTAGGAGTTTCAACAAAACAATCTGAAGTTGATAAAGTTAAATTTAAAAAAGACATAACAGTTTATGATGCAGCTTATAATGATAAAGACATTATAGATTTCAATAATAAAACAGAGTGGTATTGGGATTATATACAACCTGACGTAAAAAAATACAGAAATAATCCTAAACCAAATGATTATTTTATAAATAATGTATAAGGTTAAAAGATAAATGAAAACTTTTCGGGAATTTATAACAGAGGTATATGACCCTGATGTTGTAGGGAAATCACAAATTC